GCAATGGCCGGCAGAGCCCCCCTTGTCTGCCGCGTTCTGTTCCACGGCATCAGATTTTTTACTTTCATCGCATCGATCTCCCCATGTCAATTTTCGCCCCACCAGGCTTTTGCTTTTTTCTGCTTCTCGATGTCTTCCATCATTCTGACGCACGCAAAAACGGAGGCGTCGAACAGGTCGATCCTCCGCTTTGGCTGTATCTTTTCATATTGCACGGCGTCATCCGTCTTCTCCACGGCCCGGACGTTCTGGACGCAATACTCGAACGCCTCCGAGTGCAGGTAGTAGAGGCGGCCGTCCTTCGCCGCCTTCTCGATATGCCGGAACCCGTTGGACTTCAGATAGTAGTACTGCGGCTGGTCTACTATGGCGAAGCCGGCCTTCTTCATGGCCGGGAAATACTCCTCGCCCGCGAACTTCCGGTCATGGCCCACCTGCCGGATGCGGAACCCCTTGTCCCGCATCATGGAGAACCAGTTCACCACGTCCGCCACGTTCACGGTCGGACTGTTGCACATTGTCAGCCATCCGTCATCTGCCCAGCCGAACAGAGGAATCTGGTCCTCGTCTGCCTTCTTTACCGCCTGAGTCACCGGGAAAAAGCCGTGAGTGATGATGATGTCCGTGTTCTTATACTGGCCGTACAGTGCCGCAGCTGTGAGGTCGTACATCCGAGAGAGGTCTGCGCCGCCATACCACCGGACTGGCAGCTTCGCCAGCTCGTCGATGGTCCAGCTGTATTTCGTATCGGAGGCCCGGAACTCGTCGATGTTGAACCAGGCCTTCATGGCGTTCGTGAAAACGTTCAGCGACTTCGCGAGGAAGTCCTTCCTCTGCTGCGGGTCATTCTGGGCCTGCAGGGCGTCGTTCAGAATCTCCGCCGGCCGGATGGTGACGCCGTAGTTCGGATTCGCCATCTCGTGGACTTTCGGGCTCGTATAATCAATCTCGCCGTCTTCTCCAGGATTCGCGCAGCAAATAAAAATAAAATACTGCTCATCCGTGACGGTTCCGTCCAGGACCTGCCGGCAGTATTTCAATCTCTGACCCAGGAACCCCTGCTCGTCATCGCCGGCTGTACTGATGCCGATCAGGAGCTTGTTGGTGTACGCCTTCTGGCACTCTTTAAAAAGGTTGTACTGCTTCGGCTGCTTGAAAGCGTGGATCTCGTCACAGATGCAGAGGTTCGCGTTCAGTGAATCCTGGGCATCCGGGTTGGCCGCCAGGGCCCTGATAAAGAAGGACCCGTCCGACAGCTGCGCCGTCATCGAGTGCTCGTTGTTGTTGTCGATGACCTTCACCAGTCCGCCGGGCTTGCCCCCGACCTGTTTCTCGCCCATGCGCTCCACGTTGTAGTCGAGGAAGTTGAAAGTCTCCAGGGACTGCATCAGCGCCGCGCTGGAGACGTAGCACTTCGATCCGGACTTCCGGTACCAGAGGGAGAGCGCCCAGGCCAGCGCCGCGGCAAATCCGGTCTTGCCGTTCTTACGCGGCATAAATATCAGCGCCTCATGAAACCGGACGACCTTTGTGCCCTTCAGGCGGAACCCGATGAGGTTATATATAATAAACTTCTGGAACGGCTGCAGCAGGAACGGCTCACCCCTCAGCGGATGCCCGTCCAGCGCTTCGCCCTGCTGGTGGCAGAGTGTCGACTCGATGACGCCGATGCAGAACTCCGGGCCATCATGGCTCAGCTCGTAGGCCGGGTTCTCCAGGTCTCTGAAAAAGCGCTCCACGGCCTGCCTGGTCTCTCTGCAGGCCAACTTCTTCCCGTCGCGGATGCTCTCCGCGTACTGCAGGACCTCTTTCCAATGCTTATGCGCTGCCAAGGTTGGCCAGCGCCTTCTCGAGGGCGGAGGTCTTCTCCGGCTTCTTCAGCGCTTCCTCGTTCAGTTTCTTCAGGCCTGCGGGAGTGAGACCTAAGTCCCGCCAGTAGGCTAGGGCATCCCGGTTCAGGTCGTTGATCAGCCTGATCAGCGGATGCTGTTCGATGTTCGTGGCGCCGCCCTTGTTGGTATGCTTCACCAGGAGACTGCTGCCGGACTCCTCCCAGAGCTCCTGCGCCGCGTCTCGTTTTGCCAGGATGCCGGCCAGCGTGTCGATGACAGAATCGAAGAACGGCTGATACGTGCCGGCCTTCTTGGAGGCGCCGCGGATTTTAGTTTTCCACGCCTTCTTATCCATCGCTCAGCCTCCTCACAATCTCCTGTTCTCTCTCCGATAGTGCCCAGCGCTGAGCGGCTGCTCGTTCGGCGGCTGCTCGTTCGGCGGCTGCTCGTTCGCTGATCAGGTATCCCTTGCCGTAGATGGCTTTTCCGTACTCCTTCTGGGCGTCAAGCGCAGAGATGAGCTGGCTCTCCATCACAGGCAGGCGGAACTCGATGCCGTAGCGGCTCCACTTCGCCACCATGGCCGCGGTGATAACATTGTCCGGATAGCTGTACTTTGGCAGCTCTTTCTTCTGCTGCTTCCGGATCTCCTCGTCGGCTGCCATGACTGCCTTCACCAGTTCCGGAGCTGTGCGCACCCGGAGCAGGGGGTCCTCCAGGTTCGTCAGGAACGACGTGTTGACCACGGCCCCGTTCTCGTAGGTCGTCGTGCAGGCGCATGGGATAGCGCAGGCCACTGCGCTGGCGGAGCTGAACAGAGTCAGCGTCGGAGCCCACAGGAAGAACCTCACGCCGTTATCGTTGTACCAGTTCAGGATTTCCGACAGGATGGAGAACGGAGGATTGTCCACAACGATGCAGCCTTCCGGATAGTTCTCCCGCTGATAATCTCCGCCAGGATAGAACGGCCGGACGAACTTGGACCGCTTGACGTCGTATTCCTTCTCGACCCAGCTCACCACCGCGTCATAGATGAGGTCGGGAGTGTAGCAGTCGTCCGTGGTTTTCTTTGGCTCGAACTTGTCCAAGAACTCGTTGTATTCGTCGTTCCCTTCCTGCCGGCTGGTGTCGTTCCGGTTCTCCCGGTCGAAGAACTCAGCACGGTCCAGACCTTCGATGACTTTGTCATCCAGGACATCGAATCCGAGCTCTGCCATGTCCACCGCTGTCACGTTCATCAGCTCCAGGCCCAGGAGGTCCATGTCCCATTCAGCTATCTCGCCGACTTTATTGTCTGCGAGGCGGAACGCCCGCACCTGCTCCGGTGTCAGGTCGTCCGCGATGATGACCGGAACCTGCTTCATGCCCAGCTTCTTCGCGGCCTTCAGTCTGGTGTGGCCGGTCACGACGGTGCCATCCTTGTCGATGACGAGCGGAACCTTCCACCCGAACTCGCGGATGCTGGCGGCTACCGCATCGACCGCGCTGTCATTCTTCCTCGGATTTCTCTCGTATGGCCGGATCTGGTCAACATTGACCCACAAAACCGCCAGTTTTTCCACGTTTTCACCCCGTTTCGTAAATAACCTCGTAGAGTTGGAAAAAGCTATACCCGGGCCAACGGGCGCAGGCGCGCACGCATGCGCGTGAGGGGGGGCTATCGGCGCTGTGACACCGTTTTCCCATTGCATCGCGGCAGTTGGATGGTGATGTCCAT